AAGAAGAGATGACTACACTGATGGTGCTGTTAGAATAACAATACCGTCAACAAACCCGTAAAAATTAGGAGTTAAATTATGGCAATAACATCGGCAATAGCAACAAGTTTCAAAGTAGAAATCTTGAAAGGCGTTCACAATTTCACAGCATCATCTGGAAACACATTTAATCTAGCATTATACACAAGTGATGCATCTTTAGGTGCAGCTACTACAGCGTACACAACATCAAACGAAGTATCTGGATCTGGATACACTGCAAAAGGAAATGCACTCACAAGCGTAACTCCAGTTGCATCAAGCACAACTGCAGTTTGTGATTTCGCAGATACAAGTTTTACATCAGCTTCTTTCACGGCAAGAGGATGTATGATCTTTAATGAAGACGCATCAGGTGATCCATCAGTTTGTGTAATAGATTTTGGAAGTGATAAAACTGTAACTAGCGGAACTTTTACAATTCAATTTCCAACAGCAGACGCATCAAACGCGATCATCAGAATAGCGTAAGGAGGGTTAACGGATGTCCGTTACTCGAACCTTTACAGTAACGGTAGTCTCTACTGGCTCCGGCAATAAATATGTTATTGATGGCGTACAACAAGCTACAATTAATTTAGCTGAAGGTTACATCTATAAATTTGATCAATCAGATTCATCAAACGATACACATCCTTTAAGATTTGCAACAGCAGAAGACGCTGCAGGAGGAACTCAATATACAACTGGTGTAACTGCATATGGAACACCAGGGCAAGCTGGAGCATACACACAAATTACAGTCGCAAGTTCTGCTCCAAATTTATATTATTATTGTACAAACCACGGAGGAATGGGTGGTCAAGCAAACACTCCAACTTCAAACACTTGGAGTATGTTAACTTGGGATCAAAACTCTTGGGGTGCTCAAGATACAGCTAACGTTTTTCCTACAGGACTTTCAGCAACTTCATCCGTAGGTGATGGAACTAATATGGGAGTGCCACAACAAGGATGGAGTGGTAAATCTTGGGGCAATAACGAATGGGGTGAATTACCAGATAACACGGCCGTACTTACAGGTTTAGGATTAACAGCATCTTTAAACGCAGATGGATTATTATCTTTTCAATCAGCTGGTTGGGGCAGAAACACTTGGAATGATGGGCCATTCGGAGAAAGTAACGACCCAGTAGTAAGTATAACTGGACTTGGTATGACAGCTTCTGTTGGTGACGGAACTAATATGGGTGTTCCTCAAACAGGATGGGGCGGTCAATCATGGAGTACAGGAGAATGGGGCGCAGTAAATGATCAAGGCGCAGAATTAACAGGTCTATCAATGACAGCTTCTGTTGGAACATTAGAAGCGTATAACGAAATTGGTTGGGGTCGTGATGGTTGGAGTGAAGAGGCTTGGGGTAGAGCAAACGACGCGGCAGTATCATTAACAGGTTTTGGATTAGAGACAGGTCAAGGTAATAGCACTTGGGGTGCTAAAGGTTGGGGTAATAATTCTTGGGGTCTATTTGCATTAGACGATGTTGCAAGTGCTATGGGATTAACAGGAATTTCTTCTACAGGTTCTATTGGAACTTTAAGTTTACAAATTGATGCTACATTTAGTTTAACAGGAGTTTCTGCAACTTCTTCTGTAGGATCAGTTGATGCAGCAGACGTAATATCACCAACAGGTCAATCTGCAACATCTTCTGTAGGATCAGTAGTTATAGAAACAGCTTATGATATAACTGGTGTTTCTGCGACTGTTTCATTAGGTGCAACAGACGAAAATTCAAACCCTATAGTAATACCAACTGGAGTATCAATGACTTCAAGTTTTGGTTCTTTAGCACCTGCTGATATTATGGGCTTGACAGGGTTGTCTGCAACATTTAGTATAGGTACATTATCAGTTGACACAAGTTTAGATTTATCGTTAACTGGACAATCGGCAACGTCAAATGTAGCTGCTTTTGGAACCGCAACAGGCTTTGGAATTCAAGCATATCAAAGTATTGACACAGGTTCTAATACAAGTTATACAGATGTTGCTTAAGTATAAGCAAAATTAGGAGATAAAANATGGCTTCAACATACACACCTTTAGGGGTAGAACTTCANGCAACCGGTGAAAACGCGGGAACGTGGGGAACNAAAACAAANACAAANTTACAAATTTTTGAACAAATTTCTGGTGGATTTACACAGCAATCAATAGCAGGTGGTGCACAGACTACAACTTTATCAGTATCTGATGGATCAACTGGAGCTGTATTATCTCACAGAATGATTGAGTTTACAGGTACAATTACAGGAAACCAAGTTGTAACTATACCTTTAGATGTTCAAACTTTTTATTTTTTAAGAAATTCAACATCAGGTGCATACACAGTACAATTTAAATACGTGTCTGGATCTGGAGATTCATTTACATTTTCTGCAACAGACAAAGGTGATCAAATGGTATTTGCATCAGCGAGTGATGGAACTAATCCAAATATTGTTACTTTAGCTTTTGGTTCTGGTGATGGAGATGTAACACTTACTGGTACACAAACATTAACAAACAAAACTTTAACAGCACCAAAAATTGCAGATGCAGGTTTTATTGCAGATGCAAATGGAGCGGAGCAAGTAATATTTCAAACAACAGCTTCAGCAGTAAACGAAGTAGAAATTACAAATGCAGCTACAGGTAATGCACCAATCATAGGTTCAAGTGGAGAAACTAACGTAGACTTAAATCTAACTCCAAAAGGAATTGGGAGAGTTACATTAGGTGCAGGTAAAATTGAACAGCTAGCTGAAAAAGCTACAATATCTGCAACAGCAGCTACAGGTACAATTAACTATGATGTAGTTACACAAGCAGTTTTATATTACACATCTGCAGCGACAGGTAACTTTACAGTTAATCTTAGAGGAGATGGATCAAACACATTAAACTCTATTATGGATACAGGTGAATCAATTACTGTTGCTTTCTTAGTAACATGTACAGGATCAGCTTATTACAATAACGCAGTAACTATTGATGGATCTTCAGTAACACCAGAGTGGCAGGGCGGAACAGCTCCCTCTGGCGGTAATGCAAACTCCATCGATGTGTATACGTATACTATTTTTAAAACTGGTGATGCTGCATTCACAGCATTAGCAGCGCAAACGCAGTTCGCGTAATAACATAGGAGGAGAAAGAGAATGCCAGTACTAGGAACATTCGCAGCAGCATCAAGAGGAGGCTTCGGAGGACGAGGCGGACTAGGTGCACCTTATGACATAACAGGTTTTTTTGTCGCTGGTGGCGGCGGCGGTGGAATTGGCGGCGGCGGTGGCGGCGGTTTACGTTCAGACACAATCACTCTTTATAAAGGAGGAGTTTATACAATAACTGTCGGATTAGGAGGATCTGGTGCAACAGGAGCATCACCTGCTACAAGTCCAGACGTAAGTCCTCTCCAAGGCGGATCTTCATCAATTGCAGGACCAAAATTAACTACTTTCGAATCAGCCGGTGGCGGCGCAGGAGGAGGTGGAACAACACAAAATGGAAGACCAGGAGGTGCAGGCGGTGGCGCTTGGAACTCCGGAACAATTGGAACTGGTAACACTCCATCTGTATCACCATCACAAGGAGCTAACGGCGGAGGCCCTGGTGGATATACCGGCGGTCACGGAGGCGGTGGCGGCGGACCATCTGGAGCAACAGGTAATAACGGATCAAACTATTCAGGAGCNGCTGGAGGCNGCGGAACANNTTCTCCACTTTCAGGAACAAGCACTACATATAGTGGTGGCGGATCTGGTGGCGGTAGAGCTAACCCAGGAACACACAACGCAAACACATCATCAGCGGCAGGCGGCGGAGGTGCTGGATCAGATAGTGCACCAGGCGGAAGCGGAACTGATGGATTAGGCGGAGGCGGAGGTGGCCAAACTGGTCAAAGAAATACNCCTTTTGCTGGCGGACCTGGCGGAGACGGAGTTTCAATTTTAAGAATACCCACTGCTAANTACACAGGCGTAGTAACAGGAAGTCCAGCAGTATCAACTAGTGGTAGTACAACAATTGTAAAATACACAGGGACAGGAACTTACAAAGCATAATTATGGCTAGATATTGGGCGAATATAAACGAAGCTAACATGGTAGAAAAAATTGAAAGAGTCGAAGGCTTTGAAGGCAAAGCTGATTCTGAATGCATAGACTTTGTAAAAGCTCTTAATAAAAATACTGATAATTGGATTGAATGTTACAAAGAATCTGACAATAATCCTAGAGGTAATTACCCATCTGTTGGTTATGTGTATTTATCAACAGAAAATGTTTTTATGCCTCAAAAACCATTTCCTTCTTGGACTTTATCTTCTGATAATAAAACATGGGACCCACCAGTTGCAAAACCAGCTGACCCTTCTTGGACACCAGACGCAGAGATGACAGCAGAAGAATTAGCTGCTGCTGAAAAAATCTGGGCTTGGGATGAAGACTCTCAATCTTGGGTCTAACCATTGAATCTTATTAATTTTTAAAGTATAATCATTGTCATAGAAATTATGACAGGAAAAATAATAGATTTATTTCCAATACCTATTTATCAATCTTTAACAGGTATAAAATTTAATCGTGAACAATTAAGATATGTTGGACTTAAATATAAAGATAAAAATCCACTAGATTTAAAATTATTTAAAAACTTAAAAACATCTTTTGAGAATGCTTGTAAAAATTGTTTAGATAAAACTTTTTTAATAGACCCCATGATTAATATTAAAATAACAAACTCAAAATTTGATTATTGTTTGAATGGATATAATAATATTGAAAAAAAATATAATAGTTATTTAACAGGTGTTTATTGTTTTCAATCATCTAAGAAAGATGAAATTACTTTTGAAAAAGGTTTATATTCTCAAATAAAAATAAAGCCTACAACAAACACACGATATAATTCTTATAGTTGGAAGTTTGATTTGAGACCAGGAGATTTACATTTGTTTCCATCTTGGTTAGATTATGATTTTAATGAAAGAAAAAAACAAGTAGATGATAGAATACTTATAGTTTTTAACACTTACATCACAAATATAGGCGATGAAAAATTTATGAAACTAATGATATCTTTAGATGACAAGAAGGAACTGATTATAGTATGAAATGGAGAATACAAAGTTTATTTTCTACTGCTCTGTATGTAGATAAATTAGATTTTAAATTTAATAAAAAACAATTTAAATATATTAAAACTTGTGAGAGAAAAGAAAATACACATAACGTATCAAGTTTGAATAGCTATGTTTTAAATTTAGATACGTTTAAAAATTTAAAAAAGAAAATAGAAGAGAAAGTAGCACATTATTTATTAAAAATAGACTTTGCACCTCTTGACACTGAATTTTTTATAACGCAATCCTGGTTTAATTATACTAAAGAAAAACAAGCACATCACGAACATGAACATCCCAATAGTTATTTATCTGGTGTTTACTACATAGATGCTAATAAAAAATTAGACAGTATTATGTTTTCAAATAAAAGATATACCGGACAAATTTCATTACCAGCNACACAGTATAATGATTATAATTCTAAATCATATAAGTTATCTGTATCTACAGATGATATTATTTTATTTCCCTCTTCAACAACACATAGAGTAGATACTAAAAAAGGAAAGAACGAAAGANTAAGCCTGGCTTTTAATGTTTTTATTAAAGGTAATTTAGGCGATGAATATGAATTATGGAAATTAAAAATTTAAAATTTGAAACTAATATATACACTACAACTATTAAATTAAGTAAAAAATTTTTATCTTTGTTTGAAGATATGCACTTGGAAGAACGTGAAGAAAATAAAAATAATTTTTATAAAAAACAATTTGAAGATACAATTAAACAACAAGATATTTATGATTATATAAGCCCTGCNATTACTAAAATAGTAAAAGCTAGTTTTAAATTAGATTCTTGGTGGGTTCAAAAGTATGCACCGGGTGACTCTCATATGATACACACACATGGAGCAGCACCTAATCTAAAATCTTTTGTTCTTTATTTAAAATGTAGTAAGGACTCTTCTAATATTGTATTTTATCAACCAGGATTTCCTTTGTTAGAAGAACAAAAACCTCATTGTGTAAAACCACATAAGGGGTTGCTAATTGTTTTTCCTTCGTATATACCTCATCAAGTTTTAAGAAATAAAGATAATGAAAGATTAATACTATCAGGAAATATTTATCATGGATAAAAAATTTTTTTATGTATCCTCAGTACCTAAATCAGGTCAAACTATATTAGCTTCTTTATTACATCAAAATAAAGATATCTGTTTTACACCTAGATCTATAGTTTTGCAAATGATCTGGGAACTAGCACAGATAAAAACTTATAGTATTCTTTATCGAAACTTTCCTGCTGCCGAAGCTTTTGATTATGCAGTGTTTAATATGTTTAAAAATTATTATGATAAACTTACAGATGCTAAATACATTTTAGATAGAGGTCCTTGGGCAGAGCCTTATAATAGAAATCTATTATCTTTCTTAGAAGATAAACCTAAATTTATAATTATATACAGACCAATTTTACAAAGCTTAGCTGCTTTAATGAAAGTAGAAAAACCAAATTTAAGTTGCTCTGTTTATAAAAGATGTATGAGTCTTATGTCACCAGGTGGTGATGTACATTGTTCTTTAAAATCTATAAAAGAGATTATTAGAAACAAAGAAGATCACATAATAATTCATTACAAAGATATAGTAACAGATCCCGTTGCTACAGTTAAAAAAATATATAATTATCTTGGTTTAGAATTTAAAGGAGTTAGAACGACTAATTTAGATCCGTATGAAATTAAAGGTATAAAATACCGCGATCATTTATTCGATTTGATTCCTCATCAAAACTTACACACACTTAGAACAGATAAGATAGATCCTAACGTAGAGATTGATGTTGAAAAACATTTACCTAAAGACATTATAGAGATGTTTAAAAATAGTGATGTTTTATAAACATGCACATAAATATCATAGATAATTATTTTAATAGAGAAGAGTGTAATCAACTTATAGAATTGTATAGTAGATTTAAATATTTAGCAGAACCTTTCTACAATGTAATACCTTTAAAAGTAAAAGACTTACTACCTAAAAAATTTATTACTAAAATAAATAAGACAACTACTTTAATAAATAAATCTAAGATAGATTGGATTGAAGTTGTTAAATGGCCTTTAGGGTCATATAAGGAGCTACACTACGACTGCCAGAAAGACACAACTAAGTTAAGTTCTATCACTTTTTTAAATGACGACTATGAAGGTGGAGAGCTATATTTTAAAGATGAGACTGTGATTAAACCTAGAGTGGGCAGAGCAGTATTCTTTGATGGTAACTTTTATGAGCACGGTGTTAATAAAGTAAATAAAAAAATAAGATGGCAGCTAACAGGATTTTATGAATAGCATTACAATAGTAGGTGGAGGAACAGCAGGTCTTATTACTGCGTTAATCTTAAAAAAAAGATTAGACGTAAAGATACAAGCTATAGTTCCTAGCAACATAGGTATTATTGGAGTAGGTGAAGGATCTACAGAACACTTTGATGATTTTAGACAACACTTACATTTAGATGTTAAAGACGTGTTGCGAGAAACAAAGGGCACATTAAAGTCAGGTATTATGTTTGAAGATTGGACTAATAAACATTCTCGTTACCTACATCACATACACAGCATGTGGAATATAAAATTAGGACTTAGTGCTAGAAATTATGAATACCTAATGATTAATAATAAAGGCGCTAGTTGTTTTGCACCTATGACTCTTTTTCATAATGAAGTAGGACTAGAACCATCAGATAGACTTGTTCAATATCATTTTAATACATTTAAATTAAATGAATACTTAATTAAACTTTGCAAAGAAAATAATATAAATATTATTGATGATGAAATTGTAGATGTAAATTTAAATGATAAAGGAATAAAAGAATTAAAAGGTAAAAAGAAAACATATAAGAGTTCTTTTTATATTGACTGTACAGGATTTAAAAAATTATTAATTAGTAAGTTAGGAGCTAAGTGGCAATCTTATTCTAAATATTTAAAAACAAATTCTGCAATAGCTTTTCCTACAGGAGATCAAGAAGACTATAATATTTGGACATTAGCTAAAGCTATGAAGTATGGTTGGATGTGGCAGATACCAACCTATGGTAGAACAGGCAATGGTTATGTATACAGTGATCAGTACACAAATAAAGAAGAAGCAAAAAAAGAAATAGAAAAACTATTAGGTAAAGAGATAGAGATAGCAAAACATATTAAATATGATCCAGGGGCTTTAGATAAACCATGGATAAAAAATTGTGTTGCTGTTGGTCTGTGTGCAAATTTTGTAGAACCATTAGAAGCGACATCTATAGGAACTACAATACAACAAGCTTTTCTTTTGATGCAATATCTAGAAAATTATAATCAACAATCTATCAATATCTACAATAAACAAGTTTCTACTGTAATGGAAAACGTAAGAGACTTTATACAGCTTCATTATATTAATGATAAAAAAACTACAAATTTTTGGAAAGATGTTAACAAGGTAGAACCATCAGATACACTAAAACAATATATGCACGTATGGAAATCAGGTAGATTACTAAAATCTACAGACATGGAATCTATTGGTCATTATAATTTATTCACATTATTTAAAGAAGATAATTTTAATTTGATAGCTTATTTTAATGGTTTAATAGATACTAAATTATTGAGAAATTCATACAACATAGTCAATAAAAATTTAAAAAGATATTGGTTGGAAAATCGTATAGAAGGTGATATGTTATGGCGTAATACGGACAGAACAAGAAAGATGTCACATAAAAAATATATACAGGAGATACATGATAAAAATTAAAAAGAACTTTCTAAGCTCAAAAGACTATAAAGATTTATTTAAAATAATATCTGGTAATCAGTTTCCATACTATGCGATGCCTTATCAAACCAAGCATACAAAAACTAAAAATAAACAAGAACATTTATTACAACACATCTTAATGAGCGGTGAACAAATAAATAGTGATTGGTTTAGAAAGATAGTAATACCTTTTGCTTTAGAACTAAAGCTAGAAAAAATGATATACGCACGTTTGAATTTAACTATTAATCAAAATAAAGCACATGCTAGTTCTTGGCACACAGATTTTAAAGTAACTAAAGAAGAAAAGTCAAGAGCAGTTACAGCAATTTATTATTTTAATACCTGTAACGGAGCAACTGAAATAAAGGGACACAAAAAAATTAAATCATTAAAAAATCAAATGATTATATTTCCAAGCAAATTACCTCACAGAGCAATACAACAAACAGACACTACTTTTAGGTGGGTTTTAAACTTTGGGTATATATCTAGATGAAGGAAATAAAAAAAGTAGTTATTGTTGGTGGTGGTTCTTCGGCTATGTTAGCTACCGCATTTATTTCTAATAACACTAATTATGAAATAACAGTGATTGATAAACCAGGTGGTTCACCTATTGGTGTGGGTGAAGCTACACTACTTAATTTTAAACCTTTTATGGATTCATGTGGTTTTAATTTTAAAGAATGGTTTGATGCATGTGATGCTACATATAAAACAGGTATTTTATTTCCTGGTTGGACATCTAAGAAAGAGGTATGGCATCCTTTTATAATGCACCCTTATGAAAATACACCAATAGAAAACTTTGATAAAAATAATGATAACGGTTTTCATATAGATTGTATAAAACTAGCAAAATTTATAAAAGAAAAAATTAAACACAAAGTAACTTTTATAGAAGATACTGTTCAGTTTCAGTCAGAAAATTATGTTCAGTGCGAAAATAATAAAATTTATGCTGATGTATTTATTGACTGTACAGGATTTAAATCCTTACTTCATCAGACCGACAAAGTAGATCTTTCTAAAAGATTGATCTGTGATACAGCGATTGCTGGGCATGTCGAATATGAAAACGAAGAAGAAAAAAGAAAGTATGTAATATGTGAGGCTGTATCTTGTGGTTGGATATGGAAGATACCTGTAAGACATAGAATAGGAACAGGTATAGTATTTAATAGAAGAATAACATCAGTTGAAGAAGCTGCAATGGTATTTACGAATCATTGGAAAGATAGGGTTAAAATAAGAAAAACAATTGATTGGACTCCATACTACAAATTAAAACCGTGGAAAAATAATGTTATAGCCATAGGCTTATCAGCTGGTTTTATAGAGCCGTTAGAAAGCACAGGTTTAGCATTAGCTATGGAAGGTGCTTATCAGTTTGTTGTATTAACAGAATCAGGATATATGAAACAGTCAACTAGATCTTTGTATAATTCTATACTGACATCTTTCTTTGAAGAATCTATAGATTTTGTTGCAATGCATTATTTAATAAATGAAAGAAAAGAAAAAATCTGGCAAGAAGGTAGAAGATTAAAAAAACCAATTCAAATAGATTATTATAATAAGAGATTAAAAGATCCTTTACATTATAAGGATAGCCAGTACAGTTTTTTTGGAGGTAGTAATTGGGTAACATGGTTAAGACAAACATAATGGACTATGTTTTCGTTACCAACGATATTGGTAAAGAAGACTGTCAATTTATAATCGAAGATCTTAAGAACAAAGAAAAGCTAAAGCATCATTGGTACGACAATATAACTAAGAATAGATACTCAAATGCAACTGCAGAACCAGATGTCTATTTCGCTAATGAAATACATAGTCAACTTCTATTGCCTATTGTTAAGCAAGCTATTGAAAAATACGAAAAACAAAATGTTCCTAAATTTGCTAGAAGAATGATAGATAGAATTTCTAATATTAGATTTAATTTTTACAACAAAAAATCTACTATGAGAGAACATATAGATAATATTCAAAGTATATTTGATGGAAAAGAGAAAGGTATACCTATGTTATCAATAGTAGGTCTGTTGAATGATGATTACAAAGGTGGCGAATTTTTGATGCAGGATAAATTGATACCCTTAAAAGCAGGAGATATACTAATTTTTCCCTCTTCCTTTTTATACCCACATACTGTACAACATGTAAAAAAGGGTGTTAGGCACTCGTTTGTCTGCTGGGCATATTAAACTTTAATTTTTATATAAACTCAGTATAATGGAGGATTATGGCATTACAAAAAGTACAGTTCTTACCTGGATTCAATAAACAAATTACGGATACTCAAGCTGAAGGCCAATGGGTAGATGGCGATAACGTTAGATTTAGATATGGCACACCTGAAAAAATAGGTGGTTGGCAACAATTGGGTAATAATAAATTAACAGGTGCAGCTAGAGCCATGCATCATATCGTAAATAGAAGCGGTCAAAAGTTTTCAATTATAGGTACAAACAGAGTTTTATACGCTTACTCAGGAGGTGTATTCTACGACATACATCCTATTAGAGCTACAGCCACACTTACCAGCGCATTCACTACAACCAATGGATCAGCTGTAGTTACTATAACTTTTTCTTCTGGTCATAGTCTTGCACCTGGAGACATAATATTGTTAGATAACTTTAGCACTATTACAGGATCTAATTTTGGTGCATCTGATTTTGACGACAAAAAATTTATGGTGACATCTACACCAACAAACTTAACAATAACAATTACAATGCCCTCAAATGAAACGGGATCAGGTGCTACAACATCAGGTGGTATTAGAGTTCAATCTTACTATTCAGTTGGACCGGCAGAACAGCTACCAGGTTTTGGTTGGGGTCTAGCTTCTTTTGGTGGTACAGTTGCTAATGCACTTACAACAACTTTGAACGGAGCAATCGATGCTTCTACAACAACCATTGTTTTAACAAGCGTTGTTAACTTTCCGTCAACAGGTACAAACCACATACAAATAGATTCAGAAGAAATATCTTATACTGGAATCTCAGGTAACACATTAACAGGCGTGACTCGAGCAGCGAGAGGCACAACAGCAGCATCTCATTCTGATGGTGCAACGATTACAAACACATCTGACTTCGTAGCGTGGGGCGAAGCAGCATCAGGAGATCTAGTAATTGATCCAGGTCTTTGGTCGATAGATAACTTTGGTGGTAAAATTATAGCACTGATACATAACGGACAAGTTTTTGAATGGGATTCAAATGCAGCGAATGCAACAACAACGAGAGCCACAATTATATCGGGCGCTCCAACTGCATCAAGAGATATGATTGTATCTACACCAGATAGACACTTAGTATTTTTTGGAACAGAAACTACGATAGGAACACCAAGCACACAAGATGAAATGTTTATAAGATTCTCTAACCAAGAGGATATTAACACCTACACACCTACAGCTACTAATACTGCTGGTACACAGAGACTGGCTGACGGATCTAGAATTATGGGAGCCGTTAGAGGTCGTGATGCAATTTACGTTTGGACTGACACTGCTTTATTTACACAAAGATTTATTGGACCACCTTTTACATTTGGTTTTGCACAGGTAGGTACAAACTGTGGACTAATAGGACAGAACGCTGCTGTAGAAGTAGATGGTGCTGCTTACTGGTTTTCAGAAAATGGTTTCTTTAAATATGCAGGTGCCCTACAATCATTACCATGTTTAGTAGAGGACTTTGTTTACAATGATTTAAATACTACAGCTAATCAACTTATTAACGCAGGGTTAAATAACTTGTTTGGTGAAATTAATTGGTTCTACTCTTCTTCTGGTGCAACAGTTATTGATAGATGTGTAACTTATAATTATGTTGAGTCCACACCTCAAAGACCTGTTTGGACTACGAGCACATTAGATAGAACAACATGGCAAGACTCCGCTGTATTTGGTAAACCACATGCTACAGATTATGATGCTGGTTCTAACAACTCTTATGATGTTGTTGGCAATACAGATGGATGCACAATCTATTACGAGCATGAGACTGGCACAGATCAAGTTACTACTACAGCTACAACAGCAATAACTTCTAATATAGAGTCTGGAGACTTTGATATTAGTCAAGGAGGTGATGGTGAGTTCTTTGCAAAGATTAGAAGATTTATACCAGACTTTGTATCTCAAACTGGCAATACACAAATTACATTACAATTAAGAAACTATTCTAATGACGCACAAGCAAGTTCTGCTCTTGGACCTTTTACGATTAGTTCTTCAACAACCAAAGTTGACACTAGAGCTAGAGCCAGAGCTGTGTCTTTAAAAGTAGCAAATACAGCTTCACAACAGAATTGGAAACTTGGTGGATTTAGATTAGATATACAACCAGATGGTAGAAGATAATGGCAAAGATAGTACAAATATTAACACGACCTGCTAGAGAATATAGTCAAGATGTTGCTGATGCTCAGGTGAGAGATCTTGATAGTATAATACAAAA